CGGATGACGTCCACGAGAAGGTCGCGGCCGAGCCGGACGAGAACGACGAGAGCGTTGTGCCTCCGGACGAGACGACCGCCGCATATTCGTTGTCAGCCGCGTCGACGAGCAGATACCCGGCGCCGAACCCATAGATCGACGCCGCGGCCGGATTCTGGAACCCGAAGAAGATCGCTTCCGCGCTGTCGAAGTAGAACGGCTGGAAGCTCGCCCCGTAGATCGTCGAGACTGCGCCGCCCGCGCCGACCTTCACGGCACCGGTGTCGTCGCCCATGATCGTCCCGGACGACGCGGTCAGGTTCGACGGCGTGTCGACGTTTCCCGCCGGGAAGAAGGCGCAATATGCTGTGTTCGTCGCCGGAGCGCCGTCGAGGATCGCCGAATTGTTCCCGGCCGGCGACGACGTCCAGACGACGATCAGAACGCGCCCGGCCGCGCCGCTCTTGCGCTTGAGCACGACGTAGTTCGGCGAGGTCGCCGTGTTCGACGACGCGACGGCCCACGCGAACGCGCCGTCGCCCGATTTCGAGTTGACGACGGACACGACATCGGCGATGAACGCCGCGACCGTCGTCCCGGTCTTCGTGCCGAGCCCGCTGTTCTGCCATGTGAGAGTTGCCGACATGCCGATGCCTTAGACGTAGTTGACCAAATTGAACGCGAACGCGACCTGCCCGGATGCGAACGGCCCCGCGTAACTCTCGACGGCGACGACCTGCGTGAACACGGACGCGCCCTGCCCTTCGTTGATGACCTTGTCCCACGCCGAGCCGTTCCAGCGCCACGAGCGCGCGCCTAGCGTGTAGGTCTGACCGAAGGAAGGGGCGGACGGAAAGTCGAGCATGTCAGAAGGCGACCCATTGCGACGACGTGCCGTCGTCGACGTAGGTGTATAGGTTCCCCGAGACGGCGTCGACCCATCGGTCGCCGGGCGCGGGCGAGGTCGGCGCGGTCGCCGAGTACGTGAACGCGCCCGACCCGCCGCCGCCCGTTCCAGCCTCGCCCTTGCGCAGCGGTTCGTCGTTCGAGACCGCCACCATCAGGTTTCGGATGCGCGTCGCCGAGACGAGGTCGAGGGATGCGCCGACGATCTTCGGCATGGCGTCAGGCTCGCACGACGACGCGGAATTGCGCGACCGCGGGAGCGACGGAGAAGATCAGCCGGACGGCGTTCGTGCTCAGGTGTTGCACGTCCGGGATGACCTCGTCGTAAGGCGCCGCGTTCCGGTAGACGCCTACGACGACGTCGCGCGTCCCGAGGTTGTGCGTCACGTCGATCTGGACGTTCGTCCCGTCGCCGACGTCGGCCGCGAATTTCGTCTTCGATTGCACGTGCGCGAGCACCTGCGCCATCGTCGCGCGCACGTTCCCGCCGGATTGCAGCCCGACGAGTTGATCGGCGTCCGCGAGTGCCGACGCCGCCGTGAATGCCGAGAATTTCGTCGTCATGCTTCCGTTACTCCGTGGTGATCTGGTCGCCGGCTTCCGTGACCATCAGGTCGTCGGTCTCGGTCACGACGTCGTCGACGGCCTTCGAGTAGGCGAAGACGATCGCGTGCTTCTGGCGCGAGGTCAGGCCGTCGCGCACCGATTCGAGTTCGAGCCGCGCCGTGAACGCACCGCCGACGTTGATCGTGTACGACGCGCCGGTCTGCCCGAGCGACGAAGCGACGAGCGCATTCGTGGTGTCGTTGTAGAGCCGGACGTTGTACGTCGTGCCGACCTCCGGCCCGATGCTTCCGGTTTCGTCGCCCTGCAAATTCTGCGAGGTCCGGTCGCGATGCGCCCACGTCACGGTTGCGGGTCCGGTCACGGTCGACGGGTAGGCGACGCCGCCGATCCGAACGCGCCCGGGCGGGTACGGCCTGAACGCGCGCTGGTCGAACGTGAGCGTGTCCGCGGGCGCCGACGCCTCCGCGAGCGTGCCGCGCCCGGTGCGCGGTAGGATCTTCGCTTGCATCACGTCGCCGTCGACGCGCTCGACGCCGTCCGTCCCCGAGAACCCGTCCGCGAAGAGCATCACGGCGCCGGCCGCGTGCGATGCCGCGACGGTATCGAGCACGCCGCGCCCGAGCGTGATCGCGCCCGTCGTCGTGTTGATCGTGTCGACCCGGACGATCTCGGCGTCGATGATCGCGTAGGTGCCCGGCGCGATGAGTTCCCCGTCGACGATGTTCGTCAGCGTTGCCGAGGTCGCGCCCGGCGCGAGCGTCGCGACAAGCTGCCCGGTCGGCGCGAAGTCGTCCGCGCCCGCGTCCGAGAACGCGCCGGACGTGCCCGGGCGCGTCGCGATGCGGTAGCCGATCGCGTCCGAGGTCGGTTTCGCCGCTACCGTGTAGAGGTAGCCCGCGTCCGGCGCGAGGCCGGAGAAGTCGGAGGCGCCCATCGTGCGGGCGAGTTCGTAGCGCGGCGCCTCGTCGACGAGCCGCACCGTAGCCGGCGCCGGGTCGTTGTTCGGGTCCGACCATCCGCTCGGTTGCTGCGCCGCGTAGCCCGCCGCCGGTAGCCCAAAGACGTCCTCGGCGCAGTCGAGCGAGATCGTTCCGTCGGCGAGCGTGCCGAAGTTCGCCGCGAGCACACGGAGCACGAGCGACGAGATCCCGAGCTTCGGCCACGAGAGCACGAAGACGGAACCCGGGATCAGGTTGTACGCCTGCCGGTTGACCTTGAGCCGCACGCGCGCGAGCGGAGTCGAGACGGCGAGCAGATCGCGCATGGCGATTCGCACGGCGAGCGATGCCGTCGGGATTCCCGGATACTGCATCGACTTCGTCACGGTGCCGCCCTGCGACGTGATCGCCGCGAGATTCTGCACGGTCACGGTGCCGCTCTTCCCGGTCGCGACGTCGTCATAGGTCACGGAGACCTCGTTCGTCGCCTCGACCGTGCTCGGGCGTTCGTAGCTTTCGAGCGCGATGATGTTCGACTCGTCGAGCGTCGGCAGCGACCCGACGACGTAGTCGCCGCGGATCGGGCGCAGGACGAAGAGGCCGGTCGTCGCGTCCTGCGAGAGCACGGCCCCGACGTGATCCATGATGATCTTGAGGAACGCCTCGATCGTGTTCTGCCGCGTCCATTGCAGGCAGAGGCCGAGCCCTTCGCCGTGGAACGTGTCCGCTGCCGCGCGGAACGCCGCATCGTCGAGTTGCGCGCCCGGGTAGCCCATGCCCCAGTCGGCGTTCGTCAAGCATTCGTAGACGATGTGCGCCGGGTTCATCGCCTTGTCGCCGCTCGGCAGCGCGATCTCGGCCTTCGTCGAGTACCACGCCGTCGCGCCGCCCTGCCAGCCCTTGAGGATGCGCCGGACCTTCTGCGCCCACGGCTTCATGTACGGGTTGTTCGCGCCGATGAATCCCTGCCGCCAGACGAACGAGAGCAGCCCGCGGTAGGCCGGCTGCGGCCCGCTCTGCTTCGCCGAGAGGTAGGCGTTCGGAGTCTGCGTCGCCTCGCCCATCATCACGTCGAGCGCGCCCGCAATGCCGCCTTCCTTCTCTTCGCCGCCGAAGAGGTCCGGCGCGTTGATCGCGATAGTCCCCGACGCCGTGACGTTGCCCGACCATGCCGTGCGATCGCCGACGCGGATTTCGAGCAGCGCATCGACCGGACCGACGCAGACGCCGAGGTGCATCCCGAGGTAGTACCGATAACCGACGGTCTGCGAACCGCCGCCGCCGCCACTCATGCCGAAGCCTCCGAGCGCGCGAGGCGCGCAGCCTCGATCGCCATTGCGTCGCCGGTCGCCTCGATCGTCGAAGCAGGAAGGCCGGCATCACGGAACGCGGACCAGTCGAGCGAGTGCCGCGCGAAGAAGGCGCGCAGCCCGCGCGAGCAGTAGCCGAGCCGCCGGCAGTGTTCGAGGGTCACGGTTGCGTCGGTCATTTCTTGCCGCCCGATTTCTTGATCGGCGTCGTCCGAAGGTCGCCGTACCAGATGACATTCGGCCCCGTGACCCACACGGTTCCGAAGACGACCGGGATCGCTTTCCCTTCCTCGGCCGTAGGCGCGTCGACGTCGGAGATTTCCGGCGCCTTCGGTTGCGGAGGTTTCGGCGCGAGCGCGTAGCTCAGGACGAGCGACGCGACGAGGATTGCGACGTAGACCCACGGCATGTGATCGGACCTCAGAATATCGGCTCGCCGCCGAACGGGTTTTTCAGCGTGAAGTACGGCATGCCGCCGTAGTTCACCGCGTTCGAGAATTTCGAGTTGCACGTCGCGAGCGCGTGATCGCAGCCCGGGAACATGCGGACGGATTGTCCCACGGCGAGACCGACCGGAGCCGCCGAAAGCGTGAGCACGGCCCCGGTGTGCCCGGTTGCGAACCTCCGCTCTGCGATGCCGAGCGCGACGTCGTACTCGATGAAGCCGCCCGCAAACCATCCGTCGGCGAGCAGCGAAGCCTCGGAGACGGAGACGGTCAGGCCGGAGATCGCATCCGCCGGTCCGTCGACGCGGAACGCCGCGGAGTTCACGCCGCACGCCGAGCCGTAGAGGACGTGCGGACATTGCCGCTGGTACATGCGGCGCAGCCCGACGCGCCGGAGCGCCGAATAAACGGGTTCGAGCGCGATCGACGCCGCCGCACCTTGCCACGAGACGGACGCGATGCGCCCGGACCAGATCGTCGCGATCGACCCGTCCCCGTCGTGGTACTGCCGCACGGTGCAGGTAACGGCCGCGACCGGGGGCGCGATGCGGAAGAGGTCGGCGACTTCGAGGTCGCGCTGTACGGTCAGCGTCAGCCCGAGCCGCGCCATTTCGCCGGTCGACTCGATCGCGCTGCGCGAGATCGACCGCGCGAGGTAGGTCTGCGAGTCGACTACGACGTCGCGGTCCGCGGACGTGTAGCGCCACTGCTGGTAATCGCGCGCGAACGTGTAGATCTCGACCGGCCGGCGCCCGTCGCGCGATCGTTCGACTGCGTCATACGTCATGGCGGAAGCTCCGGAAGGCGACGGCGGATTCTGCCGTCTCGCCGGTCCAGTGCGATAGCTCGACGGCGTCGGAATCGAGGCGCGAGAGCGCCATGAACGACACGGACACGATCTCGGAGACCGCGACCGTGCGCCCGAGCGCGGAATCGATCTGCAGCGTTTCGACGGTCGCCGAGAGTTCGCTCGCTCCGGTGATCTGCCGGTAGAAGACGGTCCCGTCGGAGAGTTCGATCCGGAGGTCGGCGCGGCCCGGTGCGCGGTCGATCTGCCGCGTGTACCCGGTCGCCTCGACGTCGATCGCCGTCGCCGTGTTCGCGATCGGCGCGACGACGAGGAAGTCGTCTTCCCACGTCGGAATCCATGCCGCGCCTGCGCGCCCGCGCAGCGCGTAAAGCATCGCGCGCCATGCCGTGACCTCGGCCCGCGTTGCGAGAAGGAACCGCATGCGCTGCGTCGCGAGCGGCAGTTCGGCCTCGTCGTCGACGAAGATCCGGCCCGTCATCGAGTCGATCAACGCGAGCTTGCGCGCGAGTTCGATGTCGAATCCGCCGGACCAGTTCGGGCGGGTCGTCAGTACCGGGTAGCCGCGGTGCGTCGCCGTGCCGTCGTCCGCCGTGCGATCGACCGGCGCCGTCGCGTCGAAGATCACGCGCGCGCCGGATGCGTTGCCGTCCCATCGCGGGATGCGGACCGTGTCCATCAGCCGCGCGATCCGCGCCGGGTAGAC